TCTCTACTCTGGTAAGAGGGTTGTGGGCTGTGACAGCGATGTAAATAGATTTCATTAGTACTCAACTGAAAAGTTTCCGCGACGTTGAAGGAACGTCATGAGCCAGGTGTAAGCGTCTAAAAGATCATCGTGAGACGTTGCACCGACGTTAATCAACTGATCAGCCAGCGCATCGAACTTGCGATACTTATTAAAAATCACTTTTTTATTTTCAAGAAGACCCAAGGTTCCTCTGAAACGGGCAACTTTATCTCCACGAAAGCCTTTGACCTCGTGGATGTGGAGGTTGCCTAAACCTCGTTCATTCAAGAGAACCCTTTTAAGATCAGCAGCCAAAGAAGCCTGGTAAGCAACAGCTTCAACAACGAGTGTCACTGTTGAATACGTAGGGAAGTACTGATCTCCTTGGAGTTCAAGAATTCCCCATTCGACAAGCATGTCACACAGAAGATCTATTTTTTCAAGGTTTCCAATAGAACGCACCTGGTGTGCGTCGATAATATAGAACTTGTCTTTAAGACGACCCCCGAGAACAAACGCGGTGTAGTCAGATGTTTCGTTTTTACTAGCGGAAAGGTCGATGCCGACAGCAAGAGAATCGAACTCAGTTTCGACTTCGCCTTTGACAATAAGATCTGGCGAGAGCACCAGATCCGAAGTCATCACTGGTTGTTGCTGGTACTGGAAAGCGAAAGCAACGGGATCAAGCTCTTTTTGCTGTTGCAGATACTCAACTGACCACTGTTCAGGCCAGTAACTGACTGCGTCGCCCTCAGAGTCGTAGGTAAGCGCCTCTTGTGAAACTTGTTTCCAGCCTTTAGAAGGAGAAAACATTGTTTTATGGATGTCGAGCGGGTGGAATCGAGTTCCCAAACAAATAGAACGACCACCTTCGAAAACAATCGGTGCGATGACAGAAGACCAGTTGTTATTCATCTCATCTCGAACCGCTGGGTTCTTAATGTCTGCACTCGATTTAATAGGGTCATCCACGATGACGAGATGAGCACGCTTTGACGTGATACTTCCTCGAAGACCTGCAGCACGCAGAGTGAATTCTTCATCGCCCACACGGTCAATACCTGCGTAATCAAAATCAATCGACCAACCGATGTCGCTCTGCATACCGGCTTTCAGCTTGACCTTTGGAAAGATTTTTTTGAACGAGCTCGAGTCAATGATTTGTTTGATAATCCGACTCTTTGGAATAGCTGTAGCGATGTTGTATGAGCAGTAGATGATTTGAAGAGGCATCCCTTTGCTTGTATGTCTTCCGATAATCCATGCCGTGAACATGTTGAGCACGGTGGACTTAGCGCTTCCACGAGGAGCAAGGATATCTAAGTTTGGCCCTGCAATATCTAAAAGATATCTATTGCTAACACCTGTAATTAAATGCTTATGCCATTCCAGCATATGATGCGCTGGGGCTTTATCCATTAACGTACAGAACGTTAGAAAATCATCTTGAGCTCTGGTAAAAATAGTATCGATGGCAGAGTCAGTATCATCAACAGCTTTCTGTGCTCTAAGCTTAAGCGCACGTCGATATGCAAATGTTTCTCTGCTAGGCATTATCGAATACTGTTTGTATACTGATACTGAAATTCTAAACCGGTATGGCAAAGATTTTTTGGTTTGGCGATGCGGTGTCTAATACTGGCTTTGCTCGTGTAACTCATAGCATTCTAGATCACTTAGCGAAAAAACATGAGGTAGTTGTATACGGCATTAACTACGGAGGAGACCCTCACAATTATCCTTTTAAAATTTACCCTGCCTGCACGACAGCAAACCCATCAGATAGGTTCGGCTTAGGTCGGATTCAAAACGTCATCACAGCAGAAAGACCAGATTTTGTGATCTGCTTAAACGATATCTGGATCGTAAACCAAGTCTGGGAACGTATTCATCTGCTTAAAGATCAACTCAAATTCAAATTTATCGCTTATTTCCCCACTGATTCAGAGTGGTATCCCCTTTCGATGCTTCGTTTCGTTAAAGACTGGGATTTTCCTGTGACTTTTACACAACAGCAGGCTCAACGTTTACTAGCTCACGGGATTAAACCTAAACGATTAGGAGTTCTTCCTCACGGAATTGATCAAGGGAAGTTTTTTCCCATGGATCGAGATGAAGCCAGAAACCGACTAAAACTACCTTTAGATAAATTTATTGTTTTTAACGGCAATAGAAACCAACCACGTAAACTTGTTGACCAAACGATCAAAGCTTTTGCGGAGTTTTCAGTAGGTAAACCTGACACTCTTCTCTACTTAAATATGGCAGAGAAAGATTTAGGTTGGGCAGTAAAAGAATTGCTTGAAACTGAAATGCGTAGGAGAGGAGAGGATCCCACGGCCAGGCTATGTCTTACCCCTGGAATCAATTACACAGCTGCTCCGCCCGACGAGCATTTGAATTTGATTTACAACGCTGTCGATGTGGGCATCAACACCGCCAATGGAGAGGGCTGGGGTCTTGTTCCTTTTGAGCACGCAATGTGCAAGAAAGCACAGGTTGTTCCAGCGCACACCTCGTGTAAAGACATTTGGGAAAACGCCGCTCCGTTAATCAACATTGGAGCCTGGATCACCGATAAGGATCTGGGAGTAGAGCGAGGCATCGTGGACTTCAAACACGCTGCTGAAATATTGAACAAGCTTTACGAAGACAACGAGTATCGAGAGTCCGTAGCGGAATCTTGCTACCAGGTAACTCAAAACGAAGCCTACCGTTGGCACAAAATTGCTGAAGGTTTCGAAAAAGCTATGGAGGTTTTGGCATGACTTTACAGCATATCCGTCATAGCTCTCAGCTAACTTATCTTGAGCATCCTGTAAACATACGTCAAAACACAGGTTATCCAACTGTTTACCAACAAGCAGAAGATATAGGTGGAGAATTTACAAGGATCAAATACGGACTACCTGATCAGGCCGTCGCTAATTTCAGTCCTTGCTTGTTAATGCATGAAGGACACCGATTGATTTCATTCAGAAGTCAGCCAGAGCCTTTTGTATTTAGGCATGATCTGAAGTATTTCTACTACAACAATACGCCCACAGAAATTTACGTGGGTGAACTTACTTCTTTAGACACTATTGCTGGTGCTAGGAAAATCCGATCAGCGCCTCACCGTCTCAGTTACGAAGATGCGAGACTTTTTACTGCACCAGACGATAACGTCTTCGTGCAATTTATTACAAGTTCGTATGCTTCAAAATGGGATACCTCACAGCACACACTTGTTAATCAACCCAAGGTTTGCGTAGGTCGTTTAGATGATTACGGAGAGGCTGTCGACTGCGTATACCCTCCGATCGGCAACAACTTAGAACCAGGTAAACCAGAAAAAAACTGGTGCTTTTTTACTAACAAAGGAGAGTTACAACTTCTTTATTCAACCCTCCCAATTGAAATAAAAGGTCCAGGGGGCAATGACCGAACAATTGATTCTTCCTCTCTTAAAAAAGTTGTAGGGGAATCTCCGACTTTTAATTCAACAGCACCAATAAAAATTGGTGACGAGTGGTTAGTATTTTTTCACTGGAAATATATGATCCACGACAATATTACAGAGCGTAATTATCTTTTGTACCACCTAGGTGCGTACACTCTTGACGAAGATATGACACGCATTACAAGACAGTGCACTGAAGCACTTTTCAGCGGTAGTCTTCACGATAAAGTGATCTGGTGGACGGACTGTGTCGGCAACCCAGTTTCTACACAACCGTTATGTGTTCTTCCTTTCGGTGGTTGTTACGTCGAAGAAGACGATACTATTGAATTAGCTCTCGGAGTCAACGACAGTTTCATGGGCATCTTCAAATGCCCGTTGGTTAACATCCTCGCTCTCCTCGAGGCGGTTTAAATAAGCGATAATAAGATCCCTGAGTTCTTTATATCTAATGAACCAATCAGGGATCAAACCAAAGTGTGGCAGGTAACTACGGTCGTATTCAGTATCTTCAATAAACTGAATAATCCGTTCTCTATCTGTCACGATTTCTCTTCTCTTTCAATAGTCGACCATACAACGATAGAAGCTTCGTCGATCAAATCAGACATTGTTGGAGAATCTTCAAAGCTGTTTACGAGCTCACGTAAACAACGATCCGCACCAGCAAGTAAAAGCCCACGGCGATCAATACCGTCAGTGAGCTGTCGGACCGCCTGGATGTGCGAC